GCATGGCCACCGTCCAACCTTTTTCAAAGCCGCACTGCTCGTGTCTGAGGCATTCCTGTGCGATCGTATCGATCGTCCGATTCATGAGGGCTTGGGCGGCTGGATCGTCTGGATCAAAGTCCCCTTTGTGGGCAATGGCCACCCAGAGATCGGCAATGAGTCTTTGGGTTTGTGTGTGGGTGCGTGTCCATGGTCGTTTTTTAGGCATATGCTCATCCTTTCAGCAGTTTAATCACATACTTGGCCACCAGAAACCACCCGGCCAGACAGAGGAGACAGGCAAACCATGTAAAGATGGATCGCAGATAGCTAGCTAAGGTTCGCATGTTCTCCTCTCTCCTATCGGCTGGAGCACATACCCCCCGGAAATGCTCCAGAGCGCCGGGGCGCCTTGTTATGGCTACTTAACCTTGCCCCCGTTCGGGCCACATTCGCCGTTGATATAGGACAGCCAACGCTCACGCTTGAATCGTGGATTTTCAGCTTCTAACCAGTCCGCCAAGATTTCAAGGTGAATCCGACTAAAACCAGGAATGTGTCCACGTGGGCTTTTGCCGTTATCATTCTCAGAAAACGTGTTGTGATTGCGAATTACATCGGCTAGTGCGATAAAATGTTTCTTGCTCATGGGCTCTCCTTGTGGGGCGGTGAGGGTTAGAGGGTCGTCCTGTGGTAATAGCGTCTGCCTTGCTTCACAGCTATCAATTCGTCTTGCGGGCCTAAGGTCCAGGGTGAGCCCAACGAATTAGACCGGCGCATGAGGAGGAATGCTGGTTTCCATCCCGTCGTCGCGCTTACTGTGCCGGTAAGAATCATGCCGCACGTTTTGACTCTGATCCGTTGCCCGGTGCGAAAGTAGCGAATAAAGCGCGGATCAAGTCCGCTTGGATCAAACTTCTCCCCCCATTCACGTTTCTTAGTGCTGAGGTAGTATTCATACTCGGGTGTCATGGCTCGCTCGCTTTCTGCCCCCCGCTCGTAGAATCCGCTACGAGGAGGGGGCGGGGGTTAATGACAACAAATAACAATGCGCGTCTGCCAAGACAGACGCTTACAAATTGCTTCAGCGGCTTGCCTCGTTTCTGCAATCTGATAGCAGGCCCACCGACCATTAAATAAGACTTTTATCATATAGCGTGTCATGGCCTAGTCCTCCTGTGTGGCGCGGGTGAGGATGGTTCTTGCTTTTCCCCATACTGGATCGCTAAACGTATCGTCATCCCATGTGATTAACTCACGGAGTATCTCAACCAGCTCCGTCCGCTCATTGACGCACCGCACGATATGCGCGGCGTTGGCTGGCCACGCGGCATGACTCGCACGGTAGTGTTTCCCGTCTGGCTCTTCTGCAATGACAATTTGTGCATCATTGGAAGAGTGAATAAACCCCAATCCGCTCAGTATCCACGGCGTCGGCGTATGGGTCGTTGTAACTGGCATAACTCCTCCTATCCGCACAGTGAGAGGGTGAATACGATGGCGTAGACGGTCGCTAAGCTGAAACCGGAGAGCACATCAAGCGCGCTCATGCTGTCACCTCAAGCAGATCTCCCTCTGCTGCGAGGAGAGATACCGCATGCTCAGCGGCAATTCCCACATCACGGCGCGTGAGTGTCTCCGCTGTCACATAACAGCGCATGAGTTCGGTGCTGCTCTCATCCTGAACCGTCACAAATACTTTGAACATGCTGCCCTCCGTGGTGAATGGTGAATAACGGTTCATATGAGCCCTACAGGATGCAAGGAACGTGCAACTCACACAACCTTGTGGAATGCAAGGAGTGTGCAATAATGTACAGGCATTTCAGCGTGTTCAACGCAACACAGATGTGTCCAACTAGGGAGACAAAAGCACACACTGACTGTGCATAACCCTGTGGATAGCCGTGTTACAGGAATGGGAGAACACAGAAATCGTTGTCAAGCTGTAAGTGGTGAATAGATAAAGGGAAGAAAAATAGGCCTTGACAAGGTGAACAAAAAAGTGCATCTCAACTACCTTATTGCAGCCCGAAGCTGAAAGCGTAGGGCGCTCTCAAGGGATGCACCTTGCGAACAAATGCGCTTCGCATAGCAAGTGCAGCCCGCATCGGTTGACAGCACAGCGTAGAGCGTGATAACGGTCATGTATGAGTGAGACCAACGTAGCACTCCCTTCTCTCCCTCTCACCGAACTGATACCAGGCTTACCAGAGCAATACAATTACGACGCAGGCATTGAATGTGCCCTGCAAGGCATGGGCTATCGTGATATTGCTACCGCCATGGGTATTAGCCAAGTGCAAAACCTCGTGAAGCTGCGCCATCGCTTCCCTTCACTTGATGAGATTATCGCCCGTGCGCGAATGTTGGGGCTAGATATCATCTTTGATGAATCACGCTTTGTAGTCGAACTCAATCCAGAGATGAACTCCAAAGATATTCGCACCAAATGGGAAGCCATCAAGCACTATCTGGCCTGTAGCGATCCACGGAAGTATGGTGAGCGCATGAACATTGAGATTACGGAACATGTGGATCTGAAGCAAAGCCTTGACCAGGCGAAGACACGTGTGCTTCGAAGCAGTGCAGAAGCAGAGGTGCTTGAGCAAAAGACAAGCACACACACACCATAACCCACTGATACCTAACAACTCATCCTCACAAGCGCTGATAATAAAGATTATGTCAACTGATCTAACGTGTTGATATGCCTGCGCTGGTGTAAGCGACGCGATCATTACAAGCACAGCCAGCGGCAACGATAGACCATGGCGGGGGTGGGGTGGCGGGTGGGGGCAGATTTCCATCGCCGCACAGGAACACGCGGGACCCCTAGCCACACGCTGCGCTATTTCTAATTTATTTTTTTATGTTTTATAGAGTACTCAAATATCTGTGGGTGCAGGAATCGCTGTATCGCTGCTCGGCGTGGTGTTATCGGTATGCGTTGCGGCTGGACAGGACGATGACGAGGTCACGGCGATGCCGATGAAACATAGCGCCAAGCAGGAGGAGGAGCTGATCACCTTTCTGCACCAACCCGACATTAAGGACAATCTCTATAACTTTGTGATGGCGGTGTATCCGTGGGGGGTGGCAGGCACGCCGCTCGAGCATCAGACAGGCCCCAGGGCATGGCAGCGGGAGGATCTGGACGAGATTACCGCGCATATCCAGGAGCAGCAGCGAGTGATTGCGGGCGGCGGCATTCCCACGATGTTTAAGAAGGGCACGGCGGCAGGGAGAGGCCCGGGCAAATCCGCGAAGATTGCGTGGTTGACGCATTGGATGCTCACGACCAGGATTGGCAGCACGGTGATTGTGACGGCGAATACGGAGGAGCAGCTCAAAACCAAGACGTTTGCGGAGGTGAGCAAGTGGATTAATTTGAGTATCAACGGCCATTGGTTTGACGTGAGTGTGCTGTCGGTGAAACCGGCGGAATGGTTTGGCACGTTGGTGAAGCAGCAGCTCAAAATTGATACGGGCTATTATTATGCGCGGGGGCAGTTGTGGTCGGAGGAGAATCCCGATGCGTTTGCGGGGACGCACAATCCCCAAGGGGTGTTGGTGGAGTTCGATGAGGCGTCCGGGATTCCCGACAGCATTTTTACGGTGACGCGGTTCTTCTTTACGGAACCCGTCTTGGACCGCTATTGGCTGGTGGATAGTAACCCCCGTCGCAACAGCGGCGGGTTCTTTGAATTGTTTCATGGGACCGACCCGACGTGGCGCAAGCGCCATTTGGACATCCGCACGGTCGAGGGGATGGACCCCAAGATTGCCGAAACCCTGATCAGCCAGCATGGCATCGACAGTGATCCGGTGCGGATTGAGGTCTTGGGCCAATTTCCCAAACAAGGCACTCGGCAGTTCATTAGTAACGAGTTGGTGCACGCAGCACAACTCAGGGATGTGCAGGACGACCTCGGGGCGCCGTTGATCTGTGGCGTCGATATTGCCCGCTACGGCGACGATCGCACCGTGTTCCGCTTCAGGAAGGGCCGCGACGCGCGCAGTATTCCCCCGATCGTGTTCAGCGAGCGCGATAATATGTACATTGCGAATCAGTTGGCCGCCGTCATCGACCGCTTTAAACCCGACGCCGTGCACATCGATGCGGGCAACGGCACGGGGGTCATCGATCGGGTGCGCGAGCTGGGCTATCGGGTGACCGAGGTGTGGTTCGGGAGTTCCGCCACGAGTAAGGAATGGGCGAACAAGCGCACGGAGATGTTTGCAGACCTGCGCGATTGGTTAGGCGGGGGCTGCATCGACGCCGATCCGCAGCTCTTTACCGATCTCACCGCCCCCGAGTACGACTACTTCGGCAAAGCGAGCGACAGCGTGATGCTGGAGAGCAAGGAACATCTCAAAGGGCGCGGGATGAAGTCGCCTGATCATGGCGATGCCCTGGCCTTGACCTTTGCCGCCCGCGTGGCCCGCCGCGATCTGCCCACGGGCGTGCAGGGACGGAAATCTCGGCTGTCACGCGATCTGGAGTATCCGCTCTTTGGTTGACATTCGCTGGACAAAAGTGTACAGACAGGATGCATTATGGGTGGTGGCGTCAATCCGATTGAATGGGTGCTCCCGCCGCTCGCCATGAGCCATCTGTTGGTGGATCA